GTTAAGAGTGGTAGAGCTGTTGGGGAGTTAAATCATCCTGATGGTCCAACTATCAATCTAGATAAGGTTTCACACAAGATCACTGAACTCCGTTGGGAAGGAAGTGATGTTGTTGGAAAAGCATCAATCCTTAAAACCCCTATGGGTCAAATCGTTGAAGGTTTACTTGATGGTGGTGTTAAGCTTGGTGTATCAAGTCGTGGTATGGGTAGTCTTGTACAAAAAAATGGTACCGCATACGTTGGCGATGACTTTATGTTAGCCACCGTAGATATCGTTCAAGACCCTTCCGCTCCAGGCGCATTTGTGAATGGAATTATGGAAGGTGTTGAATGGGTATGGGATAACGGTATTATAAAAGCACAAGAAGTTGAATTAATTGAGACTGAAATTAGAAGAGCTTCTGCAAAGGTACGTCCTGAAGTAGAAATAAGAGCTTTCAAGAATTTCCTCTCGAAACTTGTAAACTCTAAATAATAGGAGAAACGACATGTCATTAGACGAAAATAAAGTAGAAAACGCAGTCGAAGACATTTCTGTTGAAGAGCAAATTCAAGAAGTTTCTGAAGAGCTCGTTGATGAAGAACAATCACAAGTAATCGACGGGGAAGAAGAAGCACTTGAAGAGAAAGCAACAGCTAAGAGTGAGTCCGAGCATGAAGATGACGAGGACGAGGAAGAGGAAGAAGAGCACGAAGAAGTGAAAGAAATCCAAATTCCTAAAACTAAAGCTGGTGTTATTCAAGCTGCGGTAGAAATGCTAAAAGCTGCTAGAAAAGAAGACGCGCAGAAGTTATTTGCTAAAATGGCTAAAGTCGATGAGACTTCAGAAGAAGAATCAATCGCATCAGTCGATGCAGCTGCAGATGTCATTAAGAAGAAAAACGAACTCAAAGCGAAAGCTAAAGTTGAGAGCGTTGACTTTGATGAAGATCTCGATGCTATCATCACTGAAGAGGCTACTTTGTCAGATGGATTCCGTGAAAAAGCAAGCTCAATCTTTGAAGCTGTACTTACATCTAAGTTAGCACAAGAGGTTGACAGGCTCGAAGCTGAATACGCGCAAAACCTTGAAGAAGAAGTTTCTGAACTTCAAAGTTCACTTGTAGAGAAAGTAGATTCTTACTTAAACTACGTAGTTGAGCAATGGATGAAAGAAAATGAAGTTGCAGTGACAACAGGTCTTAGAACCGAAATCGCTGAAGACTTTATGACTTCTTTACAATCAGTGTTCAAAGAGCACTATATTGAAGTTCCTGAAGGTAAAGAAAACCTGGTCGATGAATTATCTGATCAAGTTTCTGAGCTAGAAGAGAGCTTGAATAAATCAACAGAAGATAACATCAGATTACACGAAGCTGTTCAATCTTTCGAAAGAGCAGAAGTAATCAGAAGTCAATCTTTAGGTCTTGCTGAAACTGAAGCTGAAAAACTTAATTCTTTAGTTGAAGGTTTAGAATTCGATAACAAAGAATCTTTCGAAATGAAAGTGAAAACTGTTAAAGAGTCTTACTTCAGTAAAGGTAAAGTCGAAGCAGCTGACGAAGTGAACAGTCTTGCAGGTGAAGATGAAGCTCCGGCTAATGTCTCAGATGCTATGGCTATGTACACACAAGCAATTAGTAAATTTAACAAATAGAATCACTTAGGGGAAAAACAAAAATGTTTAACGCAGATTCAAGATTAATCGAAAAATGGGCACCGGTGCTCGAGCATGCAGATGCTCCTGCAATCGGTGACAAATACAAGAAAGCTGTTACAGCTAGATTGTTGGAAAACCAAGAAGCTGCACTAAGAGAAGAAAGAGCCCAAATGCAGGGTAACTTCATCTCTGAAGCAGCTCCTTTAAACCACGTTGGCGCCGGTATGGGTGCTACCGCGGGTGAAATTGCTGGATTTGATCCAGTTCTTATCTCTCTCGTAAGAAGAGCAATGCCTAACCTTATCGCTTATGATGTAGCCGGTGTTCAGCCTATGACTGGACCTACTGGTCTTATCTTTGCGATGAAGTCAAAGTATGGTTCACAAGGTGGATCAGAAGCTTTATTTGATGAAGCTGATACTGACTTCTCAGGTACAGGTACACACCAAGCTGATCCTACTGGTTTAGTAGGCGTAACAGATGCTGATACAGATGGCACCATCGCAGACGAAGCTGATACAGTTTCTACATACGGTGAAGGTCTTGCAACAGCAGCTGCTGAAAGACTTGGACGTGGTGCTACAGGCGATGGCGCTTTTGGTGAAATGTCTTTCACAATTGAGAAATCAACTGTGACAGCTAAAACAAGAGCTCTAAAAGCTGAGTACACAATGGAATTAGCACAAGACCTTAAAGCAATTCATGGTCTTGACGCTGAAGCTGAATTGGCTAACATTCTTTCTGCTGAAATCCTTGCTGAAATCAACAGAGAAATGGTTAGAACAATTCTTAAGAAAGCTAAAATTGGTGCTCTTCAAGCTTCAACAGCCGTCTCAGGTATCTTCAATGTGAAGACTGATTCAGATGGTCGTTGGTCTGTTGAGAAATTCAAAGGTCTTATTCTTCAGTTAGAAAGAGAAGCTAATGTAATTGCAAAAGAAACAAGAAGAGGAAAAGGTAACTTTGTTCTTTGTTCTTCTGACGTTGCTTCTGCTCTTGCAGCTGCTGGTATGTTAGACTACACACCTGCTCTTTCAGCTAACTTAAACGTTGATGATACCGGTAACACATTTGCTGGTGTTCTTAACGGAAGAATGAAGGTTTATATCGATCCGTATGCTACAGGCGACTTCGCATGTGTAGGTTACAGAGGTACAAACCCTTATGACGCTGGTATGTTCTATTGCCCTTACGTTCCTTTAACAATGGTTAAAGCAGTGGGTGAGAACGACTTCCAACCTAGAATCGGCTTTAAGACAAGATATGGTATGGTTGCTAATCCGTTCGTTGCTGCTAATGGCACCGGTACAGATAGAGCCAACCCTTACTTCAGAATCTTCAGAGTTGATGGTATTATGGTCGAC